GGATTACCACGGATATACCCGGTGAGACGCGCCGGTACGACCTCGCTTGTATATCGCAAATGGCAATCCGTGTCAAAGACTATTGCATAAACGGGTTTTGCCCTTGGTCAACGTCCTGCACGGCATAGGTTGCTGCCATCATTTGCTCGGCATTGCGACGCTCAATTTCTCGAGCCAATGCGTCAATCGGCATATTGTGAATCAGCAGGTTAACCAGAGCATCAATCTCGGTCTTATTCTGGCTGGTAATTGACCGAGTGTTCTGGTCGTTGACTTTAACTTCGGCCATGGTCTCAGTATTGTGCGCCCGAGCAGTGACGTCCATGAGCTTACGCTTGGTTGCGCCATCCTCTTTGATCTGCGCCACCTGGCCACGGTTGCTGATCTCAAGCTGCATAGCCTGCATCTGCTGCTGCATCATCTGCATTTGCTGCTTGGCTTGTGCGAGCTGCATCTGGACCTGTGGCGGTATGTCTGACTTCTCATCAATCTGCGCCAATGGGTTAACCGCTGCCAGCCGGTCGGCAATGATCTCGGCGCCAGGGAAGTCCATCTGCCGAAACACCAGATCGCCAGCAGCTTGGAACAGCTCCGGGCTCGAACCAATGAGCGGCATCATTGCGTCGACCGCCTGAATGCGCCGGCTGGCATAGCCTGGACCTGTATCCATGCTGACGTCGTACTCTCCGACCGTGACGTCGTTCAGCACCCGCCCGACTTGAGACGCTTCGTTGATCGTAATCAGATCTGGCTTGCCATCAACGCCAATGATGCGCATGACACGCTCACTGTCGTAGATCTTGGGGATCAGATCAAGGATGATGCGACCAGTCTGGGCAATGGATTTGGTCAAATTATCGTAGTAGTGATAATTCGTCATATCCACTTGCTGCTGCTGACCGTTCAGCGCTTTCCCGCTGATGTTGCCGGTCGGCAGTTGGCTTGGGTCGAAGATGCCCACGACCTGCTGTAGATCGTTGCTGACCGACTCTGCCGCAGCCATGATGCCGGCAGGAGGTGGCTCGGGTTGCAGGCGGGTCGGCACCGGAGCCTGGCGTCCTTCGATGTCGGTCTGTTTATAGCGCAACACAGGCGTGGCTTTGATGTTAGCCGCAGCCCATTCGTTTTCGTGCCCTTCGTCTTGACCCTCGGCCAGCAGCCATTTGGCTTTCGGCGCCAGAGCAATCGCCTCGGTCATGGAGGTCTGCCAGAAGTTGTACATCTTCTGGGGATCCTTGGCATAGCGCACCAGACCGTACTTGATCGACTTGCTGTCAATCACAATTCGACCGCCATAGACCGGCACGACAGGGATAAATTTGCCTGGCCAATCGCGCTCTTCAAGGATCTCCATGGCGGTGAGCTTGCACCACTTGACCACTTTCTTGTAACTGTCGCGCTCGCCCACGATCTCGAGCCCGTGTTGGGCCATAAACTCCTTGCTCGGGAGCTGATCCTTGAACAAACGGGATTTGTCGTTCAAAAGGTACAACTTGGCAGGCGTGCGCTCAATGTAGAAGTATTCAGCGATTCGCACGTCCTCTTTGGTCACCCACTCAGGATTACTGTCGCCGCTGCCTCGAGCGCTGAAATTCCCGCCATCGTCAGCATTCGGGTACATCTCCCGAAACTTGTCCTTGCTCATGATCGTCGTGATCAGGCAACGCTCTTGGTCCGACCCATCTAGCGCTGTGCTGTTGGGATCAAAATAGACGCTGAAAGGGTTCTCGATGGGCTCAATGTAGATTTCTTGATCAAAGCTGTCAGGCGACGTGTAGTCAGTCACTACACGCCAATACCCCCAACCCATGCGCACAGCGTACTCAAACGCCTTATCGTAAGCGCTGTCAGCGTCGCTGTTTATCTCAATATGCCGGCAGATACCCTCAACAACCTCGGCAGTCTCTTTGTCTGCGTAACTATTGCATGGATGGACCTTGATGCGAGGTCGCTGCTGACGCTGCTGGTTAGCGATCTGCCGGCAATAGGCGTCGAGCTTGTTGATCGTCAAGCAGGGTCGGGCTTCTAAGTTGCGGCTGTTCTGGATCTCGACCGGCCATTGATCGCCAGAGACAAAGCGCAAATCGTCCAGCGCATCCGACCGGTTGATGCTATCGGCTTCGTTGGCCAGGCGCAGGAATTTCATTGCGTCAGCAATGCGTGGATCTTCGCCTTCGTTTTGATAATTTGCCATGTCAGCTCATCCAATTAGTCGGTAGCGTAAACGTCTGTTGTTTCTTGCGTGCTTTGGGTTCGTTGACCATCAATCCGATGTATCTAAACGCATCTGCGCCGTGCGAATAATGGTCGTGAAGGGGAGACTTGGAGAATCCACCCGTTTCCGGATCGACCTCGTAGCGGTAATGGCGCAGACAGGTGAGACCTTCCGCACAGGCTTCTCGGTCAAACCAGCAGTTACTAAAAATAGTTCGCGCAGCATTGATAGAGTCAGCAATTGGCACTCTCGGAATGATTCGGGTCTTATAACCCGCAGCCCTTACGATCTCTTCTATGGATTTGCCAGCCGCTGCAAGTGTTTTATTCTCAGCGTCGTGCGGAAGCCACAAAGTGTCGTAATGGTATCCAAAGGTCTGTAACTGCGCTAGGTAATAGCTAATGGTCTTTTGATTGTCCTCGATGTAACGCAACAACCGCGTTTCCATGCCGACAAACTGGAGAAACCAAATAGCAGTGGCATCAGACCATCCAAGGTCAAAAACTGCGTGGACAGGCTTGCTAGGATCAAACGGAACCCGCCCAATGCGCCCCTGGAGCTCTGCGTCCTGCATCTCCCTGGCAAACACTGCGCCATCGACAGTCTGCCGACAGATGCCTTCCCAGACGGTGTTATAGGCCTCTATATCGCGCTCTTTCAGCGCATCCTTCTCAGCTCGTAGGGTTTCCGGGAACCAGGGATTGTCGGACCAATTGATCTTAACGACAACACAGTCAGCAGGAGGATTGACCACAAAACGCTGGAACGTCTCATCAGTCTCAAGCTCCGGGTTAAAGCTGACCCAGATCTCTGAGTCTTGTTTACGGATCGTTGGGATTAGCACGTTCCAAGACATTCTTGAGACGCTTTGTGCTTCTTCCACCCAGCAAATATCAACGCCCTCAAATGACTTAATGTTGCTGACGTTATTCTTTAAGCCGACAAAGAAGAATTCAGAGCCGTTCTTAGCCCTGATTGACGTCTGGGTTATTTCATAGAATCCATGCAATCGCAATGATTCGATCTGGTCACACAAGAGCTTGTGCACCGAATCTCGGATTGACGTTTGGAATTCCCGAGCGCAGAGAATGCGCGTGGGCTTTGATGCGCCGATGATGAGCAGCGCTCGAGCGATCGCCCAAGACTTCCCGCCGCCACGACCGCCGTAGGCTACTTTATACCGATGCTTGTCAAAGAGTACCGACAGCTTCGCGGGAAACTCGGCATTGGCAACGGCATTGCTAAGCTCATTCACTTGGCTTGACAAACGTAACCTGAATGCCGCTCAACAATGGAGCACCATCAGCACCAGTGATCTCTTGTTTGGTGCTTTCGCGGTACTTCTTGGGGAACCGAGCAGCCATGGATCTCGACCAGATGCTAGCGTTGAGCCGGTCGCTATCCTTGCTCTCGACCATGTAAGCCTGAGCCTGCTCCTCCCACCAGCGCAGCTCGTGATCCTTGGCAATCTCCAAGGCGGCCCGAAATTCTGGAAACTCGTCACGCCAACGATACATCGTGGTTGTGCCGACCTCCAAAATTGAGCTAATCGCCTCAACCGATTTGCCGAGCTTACCAAGCTCAATCGCCTTCTCGCAAAAAGCAGGATCGTAAGCGCTGGGTCGACCAACAGGACGCTTGACAACTGGCTCAGTCATTTAACAGTTCCAGTTCTTGAGTGATGCCTTGGCCCGCTCTGCGGGTCCCTTGGCTTTCTTCACGACGCCTTCCATCCGAGCGCAAAAACTAGCCTTTCGCCCTTTGTCTGCGTCGGTCTTTGGATTCGGAGCCGGTGGCTTGAGATTAGCGTTGTTCTTGGCGTTGTACTCAGCACGACCTTTAGCCGTCAT